AAAAATCGATACGAAAATATCGGCACCGTCGTTGAGGGTGATAACGGGCCGTACATCATCATGAAGCGCACGTTTAACCCGGCTGGTGTTCCGAACCCAGAGAACCGCGACACAATCGTCGTGAGCATGTTTGCGCCGAGGGATGGTAATTCTGCGCCTGCATCGGCCCCGGCCCAGCAACAGGCGAATACAGACCCCTCTGGTGGCCCAGCTAATGGCGATGATATTCCTTTTTAATGGTGGCAACAATGACTCTTTTCCGAAGCATCCGAGGCTGGGCGCATGAGCGAAATCTCATAGACGGCAGCAACCCCCAAGCGCAATTTGTGAAACTCATCGAAGAAGCAGGAGAGCTTGCTGCCGGGATTGCGCGAAAACAACACCCTGCCATCGAAGACGGCATTGGTGACATGATCGTCGTGCTGACAATCTTGGCAGAGCAACACGGCCTCGACATAGAGCAATGCATCGAAGTTGCTTGGCACAGCATCAAGGACCGGACAGGCCGCATGGTGGACGGTGTGTTTATTAAAGATTCCGAAATTAAATAAAAATAGTTGACACCTCCTGTTAGGTTTGGTTTATAGTTGCATAACACTAACCAGCAGGAGTCAAAAATGGAATCACCCCGCATCATTGCGGCAAAGGCAGGCCAGAGAAAATACACTGGCAAACCATGCAAAACTTGTGGGTCAACACTTCGATACACGATTAGTTGCGCGTGCGTCGCTTGCACCAACAAAGCCAGAGAAGAAGACCGTAAGGGCATCAAAGCCATTCTTGGAAAGGATGGTGCGTGATGCATTACTACAATTTCAACATTGGCGATTACATTAAGCACACGATGCATTTGACTGTCGAAGAAGACATCACCTACCGTCGATTGCTTGACATGTATTACGACACAGAGTCACCAATACCCACCGATATCCAGTGGGTTTCCCGTCGGTTACGCATGCCTGCAAATTTTGTTGAATCGGTACTTGATGAGTTCTTTCAGTTGACTGAAGATGGGTACCGAAACTATCGCGCTGACGCTGAAATTGCTGAATATCACACATACATTGACAAGCAGCGATCCAACGGAAAGCTAGGCGGGAGGCCGAAGAAAAGCAGTGGTAAACCCACCGCTAACCCAAGCCAAACCAAAGCCGAACCCAAAAAAAGCCTAAACAATAAACAACAAACAATAACCAATAACCAATTAAAAGAATTGGAACCCCAGCCCAAAAAATCCAAAGGCACAAGGCTGGATCAAAGCTGGGCGCTACCTGACGATTGGGCAATTTGGGCAAAAGAACAAAGGCCAGACGTAAACGTCAACCAAACTGCTGACGGGTTCAAAGACTATTGGCTTGCTATCCCGGGCATGAAGGGCGTGAAGGCAGATTGGTTTGCAACTTGGCGCAACTGGGTACGAAACCAACGGACGAACATCGACAAAATCGTTTTGCATGAAGCCCCATGGCAAAAGGCTGCGCGACTCAAGGCCGCAGAGTTCAGCCCAAGGATTGCAGCGCGGGACCCGAAAGAGCAGCAAAACACAATCGACAACAGCATTGACATTTTTACAACACCAAAGGAGATATCAAATGGCAATACCGATTCAAGCAATTGAGCGCCTGTTTGAACGACTTCAATTGGCATACGGTTCAGAGTTTTCAAACAAGTGGGGTTCGCTTAACCCTTCAGAAGTAAAAAGTCACTGGGCGCACGAACTCTCACAATTTTCGGACAATCTGAACGCAATCGGCTGGGCTTTGCAAAATTTGCCAGACCGCTGCCCGAACCTGATCGAGTTCAAGTCTTTGGTAAAACAGGCTCCCAGACCAACCACGCTTGCGCTAGACGCGCCAAAAGCGTCGGCTGATGTGGTGGATAGGGAAATGGCGAAAATCGCGTCACAGGCCTTTAAATTGCCCCGAGATGAAAAGGGCCAGATCGACCACAAGCGATGGGCTAAAAAACTTAAGGCTCGCCACGATAAGGGAGAACCCTTAAGCATGTTCCAAATTGAGGCATACAAAAAAGCTTTGGAGATGATTCATGAAAGCTGACCACGTTGTGATGAACACATCGACAAGCGCATTTGAATGCAGGCACTGTGGGAAAACTTACGCGCCAACTATGCCAGCACCAATAACGCTGTTTGCAAGCATGGCAAAAGAGTTTTCAAAAATTCATAAACATTGCAAACCTACACGCACAGCAAAGGAGCAAGCATGACTGACCTACGCAAAGCCGCAGAGAAGGCGCTATATGCTTTGGAAAACACAGCAACACGCCGAGCAGTGGAACAATATTTACTTGAACAGCACGCTATTACTTTTTTAAAACAAGCGCTCGCACAACCTGAACAAGATAAACGTAAATGGATAGGGTTGACGGGTGACGAAAAAGCAGCAATTTTTATGCAGGCTGAATTTAATGATTTGACCGAAATGCAAATGTACGAAATTGTTGAAGCGAAGCTGAAGGAAAAAAATTATGGCCTTTAATCTAAACGTACCAAGCTACATCATCGACCACAGCAAGAAATTTGTTTTGGCTTGCAACGTAGGCCAGCGCGGTGATGGTAGTGACGGCAACCAAGAACAACAATTGACAGGCGCGATTGGTCAAAATGTTTTGCTTGCTGCACTGGGCCAACCATTCATGGTCCCAAGCAATGGCCCGGATGGGGGCGTAGACGCAACGATATCTGGCATGACGTTTGATATCAAAACAATGGGCCGCACAGTCACGCCTCGCATAGACTACGTCAACAACATTTTGAAATCACAAACCAAGTACAAAGTCGATGGGTACATTTTTGCAAGCTTGAACAAGAACACAATGGACCTGACAATTTGTGGCTGGCTACCCAAACAATTGTTTTTTGAAAGGGCCACACTGCACGACAAGGGCGAGACTCGAACTCGAGCAGACAACACAACGTTTCAAATGCGTGCAGCAACTTACGAACTTTCAATGCGCAACGTTTTTTATCTTGCAAAAAACTGGCAAGAACTTTTTAACGAAATCAATTTATTTTCACCGGAGGTAACAGCATGAAATTTTGTAGAACGTTTGACGTAGCACGGTATCAACAAATTGTCATGATCAAAAAGCAAAGCGAAGAAGGAGCGCCAGAGATCAGATTCTTTTTTCAGCCTGATGGTTTTGGTGTGTGCCACTTTGGAATTGGCTGGAGCGATGACGAAGAGGCTGACAAAAAAGCAGACGAAGCTTTTAAAAATATGGTGCCTCGCGAAGTGATTGAAATCGTTGACGGGTACATGAAACACATGCAGGCTAAATCTCAAAATGCACATTAACTGCGACGCATGCAAAAAAAGTAAAACGACAGAACTAGTTGATGGCAAACTGGTTTGCTCCGATTGCATGCACTGGGCCATGGAGTGTGAAGCACGATTCATTTTGTCTATGCCGCAAATGACTCGCCGTGGGATGCTTGATAACCGAGAGCTAAAGCGCGGCAAAGCTTCAGTAGACAAATTAAAGGAAGTCATTCATGCAGTCTTCAACAAGCAGCGTATCAATAGCAGATAAAAAATATTGCACAGGATGTCAAACACTACGTTCACAATCAGAAGGAGAAAAAGTAAAACGAGGAAAAGCTACTAGATGGATTTGTAATTTCTGTAAGGCCAAAACCAATAAATCAATTTACGCAAGTAAAACAAGGACCAAAAAATGAATACGATTGAACACAAGCCGTACACACCAGCAGTTAAAACTAACATTGCTGAAACGTTTAGAAAACAAGTTGTTGATGGCAGGCCATACGTTCCGGCCTCCGAGGACCCAGAAATACTTGCAAAGTGGGACTACTACAAAAACCTTCAATACCTAGAAGCAAACAAACCATAAGGTGAATGCGATGACCGAAGACGATGCTTGGAAAATGCTTGAAGAAAAACAAAGGTCCGAAGAGTCAAACCGAGTTAGGTTAAAAGCTTGGGATGCTTCAGGTATTTTTGTTGATGAACAGTCAACACAACTTGGAATGATTACTTTGCGCAGGGCATTTGAAATCGGTTATCGCGCTGGATACGCAGATGCGCAAGACAGCACAAAAAAGTAAACCGTTGCATATTAATCAATGTCGCGCATAAAATGACAGCGTGGGTGAAAGGCGTTAGCTACCTTTTTTTTGGTGTTTTTAAAAACCCTGCTTTATGGGACCCCACACT